TGTCAATAAAAGGCATGTCGGTTTTGGTATGAGGACATGGCGTTACGTCATGTATGTGGACGACATGGAAATTGTATTTTTCTCACAAGAGGATGGCATGAACAATGACGGGTCAGATGATGATCCCTATGTCAAAACAAAACCTCAGGTCGTTCTCGATTGGTTCGATACCACAAAGGAATAAATGGCTAAAAAAGATAAAAAAGTTGGTGCCTTAGAGGAGACAGTTAATACACCTGCTCCTAAAAAGGTTTCAACCTCAGAGGGCATGAGTCCTGCATTGCGTAAGCAAGTAATCCGAGCACATTGGCATCTGGTCGAAGACGTAATCGCTGGTGGAGCAAAGATGGAAGATATTATGAAACTGCCTAACGGCACAAGAGAGCAAGTACGTAGAGCATATGCCTAAAACGGATTTCGATCTAGATTTTGAATTTGATGTCGACTCTTGGGGCGAATTAGATTTCGCCTCCGAGGGCGAGATGAAGGAAGGTGAAGAGAAGGCAAAGGAAGAAGTCGAGCAGAGAGTCCGAGTTATCGAGGATGTCAAAGCACAACGAGATAAGGATATGGGCAAACTTGAGAAAATGATTATTCCGTTGCTAATCAATCTGGCCAAGAATCCTGAGAAGGAATACATTCGATGGCCCAATCGTAAAGAGAAGATCGAATCACAGATCGATGCTATCCTCGCCATAACAAGAACCTACACATGATCTACGACTACGAAATCACAGCAGACAATTCAGGTCTCAAGATCGGTTTCGTAGATCGACTCAAACTTAAGAAACTAAGTTACGGGTCTCCAGCAGGTGGCGAAGAAGCATACACGACTGGTAAGATTGAAATCAAAGGTTGGGAAGATTGCGAAATAATCCCACCACCTCCTAATGATAGTGAAACAACATATCAAGAACTACTTCAGTTGAAGGGTATTATTACTGCTTCACCTGAGAAGTTTCGAGCACGATCGTTTGAGCAAGACAAACCCAAACCTTCGTTCGAGTATGCCTTTGCTGACTTTATAGCAAAGGAAGAGATGGATAACATCCGTCCATTGATTGACAGGTTGGGCGATGACCTAACCCGTATTGGCATGGTTCACAAACTACGGTATCAAAGACCTCGACCCTATCAGGTCGCTGAAGTCTATGGAATGGACCTTGAGATACCTGAAGGGCAGACTACCAAGACTCCCTCCTACCCCAGTAATCATTCCTTTATCGGCAAGGCAATCGCACTTCACTTGTCAAATCTATACCCCAAGCATACACAAACATTGAATGAAATGGGAGACGAATTCGGTCTCAATCGTGTACGCATGGGTTGGCACTTTCCTTCTGACCATGAGGCAGGACAGGAACTTGCTAGGCAGATACTGCCTAAAATAAAATAACTTGATTTAATTTTGTAATGTGGTATAATTACTTACATGAAAAGGCAATACACTATCCCTATGGTTAATCTGGACCTAAATAAAGCAGATACATTTGTTAAAGAGATAGAGAATATTGTAGACAAGTACTCAATGGGTTACTTGGAAGCGATACTCTATTACTGTGACATCCATGCTCTTGAGGAAGAGCAGGTTGCTCACTATGTAGTCGGTCCCCTCAAGCAGAGGTTAGCGACCGAGGCTAAATCTTTGAATCTGATTTCAAAGAAAAATGCCACAACATTACCGTTATAATACGTCCATACAACGCAAATACGAAAGGAATATATGGATTTCTCATCCCTCAAAAGATCCTCACAGTCGGACTTCGACGCACTCAAATCAAAAGTAAACGAAACTGCACAAGGTGGTCAGGGACGTCAGCAAGACGATCACTTCTGGAAACCTGATGTTGACAGTTCCGGTAATGGATACTCTGTTATCCGATTTCTCCCTGCTCCTCCAGAGGAAGACCTTCCATACGTCCAAGTATGGGATCATGGATTCCAGGGAACAGGTGGTTGGTACATTGAAAAGTCACTGACTACTATCGGTCAGAAAGATCCAGTCAGCGAGATGAACTCGCGACTTTGGAACTCCGGAGACGAATCAGACAAAGACATCGTTCGGTCTCGTAAACGTCGTCTGTCCTATTACTCTAACATCCTTGTCATCAGTGATCCTAAGAGACCTGAGAACGAGGGTAAAGTTTTCCTGTATAAGTATGGAAAGAAGATTTTCCAGAAAATCCAGGACCTTATCAATCCTGAATTCCAGGATGAGCAACCCGTTAATCCTTTCGACTTGTGGAAAGGTGCGAACTTTCGTCTGAAGATTCGCCAGGTTGAAGGGTATCGAAACTATGACAAATCTGAGTTTGACATGCCATCTGAGATTGAAGGTGGAGATGAAAGACTTGAAGAGATTTGGAAATCAGAACACAGTCTGAAGGAGTTTATTGACCCGTCCACCTTTAAATCATATTCTGAGTTAGAGGCGAAACTCCATCGTGTCCTCGGCATCGAGGATGCTGGAAGGGGAACTGCTAGTGCAATGGAAGAAGACGTTAGCGATATGGGATACTCTCCACAGAGTGTACCTGCCCCTGATAGAGAGACTGCTGAACCAGCACAGGATTTACCTGTCGCAGAGAACCCCAACGTCTCTGAAGCATCTACCGACGATGCTGACCTTGACTATTTTAAGAAACTGGCTGAGACTGCCTAAATCGTTTCTTAGTCTTGTACCATAACATCCTTATGGTATAAGCAGTCATTCAGAGACAAGGTAAACCCAGTCTGGGTGTGATCAGATTTATTATGATCCAGACTGGGTACAACCCAACCAAGATCCAAATCCATTCCATCATTGATTCGACTTCATATCACTCTCCTGTCTAGCACCTTTTTGACGAGCACCAGAAGCAGAACCTTCAGCGACTGCACCAGGTAGTTGTGATAGGATTGCTGGTAGTGAGGCGAGGTTAGCATTCATTCCTGCGATTTGTTTCACTGCCGCAGTAATTGCTTCGTTATTCTGTTTGAATCCTGTAGCGAGTAAGGCATCTGCAACATCTTCTCCGATCTTGTCTCCGTGGATTTCACCGAAGGTCATCTTCGTTCCTGCCTTCTTAATATTCTCTGCATCCATCAACATCTCAAAGAACTCTAGAGCATTACCTTTTTCTCCTCCTATGTTGCCAAGTCCGAGTTGCTTTGCTAATGCTTCTGCTTCTTTCGCTCCGAAGTCTCCTGCCTTATCCAAAGTCTCAAGTTGACCCAAAAATTTCTGTGCTGTATCCTTATCCATTTTAGAGATAAAATCTCGAGTAGACTGTTCAAGTGTCTTGTCATTTAATCCTACTCCAACGCCACTCTGCATCCCAGCAAGTTCTTGTATTTGCTTTTTAAAAGTAGAATCACCAGAAAGCATTTTACCGAGGTTCTGTTTCTTATGTTCTTCAAGCATCTTCTGGACTGTTCCCTCTGCTGCTGACTCCAATGCTTCAAACTGCTGTTCCTGTGCTCGCTCTCTAGCATCAACAATAGTCCTGATCTGATTCTCGATAACTCCTTTTTGAGTTTCATTCAGATCCTTATCACCGAACTGCTCTCGCATAAACGTACCGACATCCATCCCTGTTTGGATTTTTGCCAGCACGTCAGGACTAAGACCCATTGCTTTAAGACCTGACTCAAGACTTGCCTCAGCCATCTTTGCTTCTTTGATCTTCTGCTCTGCGTTCTCTTTCTTTAATCTACCGAGTGCTTCATCATAACTTTCTAGAGGATTCAATGTAGACTGGGCCAGTGCTTTAATGGATATCATGATGTCGTCAAAGACATTTGAAATCATACGACCTAATCCACCGAAAGCATTCTTTACATCTGCTACCAGAGCACTTGGATCCAGAACATATTCAGTAAGTCGTCTCGCTCCGTCCATTATCATATTGACAAAATTCTCAAACTTGCCCATCATTGCTTTAACAACCTCTCCGAAGGTCATATCTTTGCCGTCCATGTTGAACAACCCACCAAGTAGATTTTTTGCTCCATCAATAAGTCCTGATGCGATCGCCTTTATGTTGTCAAAGACCTCCGTCATTTTTCCTGGTTTGCCCTCTTCTCCGAAGGCAGACTTGACTAGATTCTTAAAGGTATTTCCAAGAGTTTTTGCTACTGTTGCAAATCCATTTATGACAGGTGTAATATATTCTGAGATAGTCGTTGTGATGCTACCGATATCGATGCCCTTATCTGCAAGGACTTTTCCGAGGTCTACGCCAAAAAGATCTTTGATCATATCATTGACAAATCCCCACATCTTATCGAGCATGCCTTTGACACCATCCTTCGTTGCTTTGCCTCCCTCAGCACTATCGCCACTAAAAAGACCACTAACGAAGTTTGAGATATCATCCCAGAAGGTTGTAAGCAGACCAACTGCAAGTCCTACGAGTCCGAGTTTGCCGATATTCTTTAACAGGAATTTGCCGATAGCAGGGAACAGTTTGGTAAAGATACCTTTGAACGCACCCGTACCAAATGTAGTAAGAATTCCAAGCATTTTCTTGAGCCAGCCACCTGCCTTTTTAGCATTCTCTTTTACATCTGCCTTAAATCCAGAATCACCTCCACCTGCCTTACGACCTTCCATTTTCTTTTCCATTCGGTCTCTAGCATCTTTGTTGCCAAAGTAGGCAAGGAGTTTGTCATGCTTATCAACCAAACCCTCTCTGAGTTTATTGACTCCAGCAGATACTCCATTGACAATGCCACCGATCATTCTCTCAGGAGAGGTTTGTATAGCATGCACCATCCTCTCTCGATTTGCCTTCATGGTATCTTTGAGATTGTCTAATTTCTTAGACATCACTGCACCATTTTGTTTGATGACAGATTTCAAAAACCCATCCTGAGACAATGCATCTGAAGTATTCTTGACTACATTTTTGATATCTCTACCGAACATTTTCATGTTCTCAATAGCCAACAAACCAGTTGTAATATTCTCTTGTGTCTTTTCTGAGGTTGATTTCAGGTAATCTTCATGCTTAGATAACTTTCCAAGAACAGCATTGGCAGATTTAGCTCGAACAGCAATATCTCTAATCTGTCTCTTATAGAAATGTTGGTCTGCCTCTTTATTCTCTACTGCAGTTTTACCTTGCTCTATAAGAGATTTCCTGACCGAAGACATGAAATCTTGAAATTCTTTATGAGGTGGTTTTGGTGCTTCCTCAGCCATCTTACTCCCAAACTGGTGCTAATAGGTTATCGTCTTGGTTTTGTTCTGCCTTCTCTCTTTCCATATTTTGTAGGATCTGAGAGATATATACTTTTCGTTCCCAAGGCATCATGTTGTTAATTTCAGTTAATGCGTACCCATGGTATTTGTGCAGGGCAAAGTTCGTCTTGAAATGATTTGCAAGATTGTCATGTGATACGCATATCAGAAAAAATTGGCCAGTCCCGTAATCTCATATTCGAATGGCTGACCACAGGTAACGCACTTCTTTACCTTGGCTATGTATTTCAAAGTCGGCATCGTAACAAAGAAGTCCTGCACCTTCGCAAATTGCTCTGTCGACATTGAATCTAAAAATTCTTGTTTTTCTTTATCAGTCGCCTGGTCAAATGCGTGCATCTCTCCGTCTGCTGTGAATACATGCTCGATACATTTGCCCATAAGAGAGAATGATTGCTCAGTCTCTTCTTCCATTTCTGCGATTTCTGATAAAACATCTACTGATGGATACCTCATCATAACACCGACATTCTTGTCGAGCATTATTTTGCTGGAGTGGTTTTCATCAAACTCCACTTTGACATGAGTCAAATCTATTTGGAACTCTGTCCTCTCACACTCATCTTTATGAGGTAGATTAAGAGTAACCTTTGCTCCGACAGACTCTGCTCTCAATCTAAGGAACAGATATTCTATGTCAAATGATGGTATTTTATCAGGGTCAAAGTCAGGGTTATCCTGAACGCATTGCTTCAGAATCTGCTTTGTTGCCTCTGACATCTCTGCAGGAGTCCCATCTGAAACCTGCAATAGTATCTTTTCTTCTGCGACCAAAAATGGTCTCAGTCTTAATTTGTCACCTGTTGATGGTTGTTTAACCTCAAATGTCTTGGCGTTCAAGACAGGTAATGCCATAATGTCCTTTCAAATTAACTTACATTATCATACGTACTTGTTGTACCTATAGTATTGAATGCTATTTCATCCTGTTGTTCTTGTAGTTTTGCAAATTCGTTTTTGGGTAGTGTAGTAAAATCAAATGCGTCGAAATCTGTGCTCCTTGTCGCACCCATGTTAGACCAATTATCTGATACACTATAGAATCTATGAGAGGCAAAGGTTACAGAGAATTTTGCTACGTCTGTTGACCCTGCATCCATTGAGACCTCACCGAGTGCCTTTGGAAAAACCTTCTCGCAATGTATTCCTATAATCTTATTCCCACCTTCTGTCTTGGATCCGAGGGCAGGATTGTGAATACTATTGTCGTGATCCATCATACTTAAATACATATCGCAGGAGTAGTCATCATGGTATGCAACAAATCCTGTACGAGGATTGACAATTATGTCTGACCAGGTATTGAAAAAGTTCCACGTATTTTTTCCTGAGATGTTTGCATCAACGAGAAAGTTGCAGGTAATGTCAGCATACTGAATGTTATACCCGAACTGTTTTGGGACAGACTGCGTAAATCGTTCCTTCGTGATCAGTGCTTTTCCAGGCAATGCTACTGACTGACATGCCAGAGCGATACCTGGAGAGGTTTTATCTGTTAGAGTTTTGAGACTATGTTTGCCATTTGTAACCTTATCAAAATTGATATAGCAAACAAACAGATTAGTATAACCAAATCCTTTGTTAAAATATTCTACAAAGTCATCGATGTTAAATCTTGCCGATGCTCCCTTTTTTGCTGTTGCTGGCATTACGTCCTCGCCATTGCTTTCTTAGAGTCCTTGAAAACCTGCCCTTCAGATGCTCCTACGAACCTCGCTACAGGCAGAAAGATCGCTACGTCCCATTCATCTGCTGGAATCTGAACTGCAAGTCCTACCCGATTTATCAGGTATTTCTTGACAGCAGGTTTGACCTCTTTGATATTAGAGATCTTCTTCCAGTCAAGTCTCAGAAACGTATCGCTGTTAAGTTCTTTACCCTGTTGAAATCTCTTCAGATTATCAAGTAACGTCGCCCTATGATAGGGTGGCAAATAATGTAGGTTCAACCCCAACAAATGAGGTGGGGAGTAATCGAAGAAAATCGTTAACGGATACCTGTCCCAGTATGGCAAAGTCGCCTTGTATTTGGCGTCGTATTCAAAGAAGAACATTTTCCCATAAACGATTCTCCTCCCAGTAAACCGAGCACGTTGATACCCTCCATCACGGAGAATATCATTCGGTTTCATCCCTGTCATTCCTGCCTTGGCACCTGCCTTGGCACGATTGTAGGTCTGCTTGGCTAATTTCTTACCCTGCTGGATCTTGGTCCTAAACCAATTCCTAGCATCCTTCCTTAGGTTTTTAGCAGACCCTGTTCTAAGGGCATCCTTAAATCTATCGAGTAGAGATTCTGTTAGGTCTTGTCTGCGTGTAGCCATTAAATTTTTAATCCAAGAGTTTTGCTGAGATCACGTTCTGTCCAGATCCTCCACTCAAGTCCTGAGCGAGCACAGAAGTCTTTTGCTGCCTCCCATTTAGCCTGATTGATCTTGAAGCGAACCTGCTCCTTGATAAACCTTCTATGATTAGAGGTAGTAGGTGGTCGAGTCTGCGATGCAGGTTTGATCTCAACCAGGTATTTCTTTCCGTTCCTAAGTTCAAAGTACAGATCAGGATAGTATCGATGTAACTTACCTTTGAAGTCGAGGTAAGGAATTTTGATCTCCTCGCTGGCCCATTTCTTTACATTAGGGTTCTGCTCGAGGAACTTAAATGTCTCACGTTCCCATCTCGATCTATAAACTATTTTGCTGGGGTCACCGATATACTTCTCTGGATTCTTTAACTTGTATTTTCCACGCAGTGCCACAATATATTTAGGCAACCTAAATAACTCGACAAGGAGGTATATGTCAACCAAGAGTACGAACGAAACATTAAAGTGGCCAGAGAACCTTGGAGACCAATCAGCAGGTGAACCGAATTTTATTATATTTACTGCTAAAAAACGAGGACTATTCAAGGGTTCATCTAAAGAAACCATACTTAAAACAGTAGGACTTCCGATACCTATAGGGGCATTGGCTTCATCCTACAAAGCAAATTATGAGAATCAGTCGCTAGGGGCAATAGGTGGTGCCGCAATGATGGCGGTAAAAGAGGCAGAACTTGCTGGAGAATCTGGAGGCAAGGGTGCTGAAATGCTTGAGGCAGGACTTGGGAAACTCAAGGGCAGTACTGGTGACCAATCAGGAACTGCTGATGTAGTACAAGGTCTTGCATCATCGATTGCCGCAGGATCTAACATATCTAAGTTTAGAAATAATGTCCTTGGTACAATCCGAAATCCATTTCAGTTTGTAACCTACTCAGGACCTGACTTTCGAAACTATAGCATGAACTGGACACTGATACCATCCAACCAAGGCGAGGCACAAAGCATACATGAGATCGTCAAATTTTTTAAGAGGTCTGTCGTACCAGGAGTTGACTCCTCTGGTTCAGCATTCTTCTTTACCATGCCACCTGTATTTGGTATTGAAATGAGAATATCTAAGATTGGTGGTAAGGTAGATGCAGGTCTCGGATACGTACAGAAGTTTGCTAAATCAGTTCTTACTTCAGTTGAGGTAGACTACAATGGTATGGGTGCTATCGTTCCTACGTTTACCTACGATGGCCGACCGAGTGCTACTAAACTTACATTGTCTTTCCAGGAGACTACATTGATCACAGATACAATGGTTGATGAAGGATACTAATGGCCAAAGAAACAGCAAATCCTCCGAGTACTGAATACTTTGGGATATTTCCAAAGGTCAAATTTGATATTGACAAGACCTACAACTACAAGGATGTCCCAGACCTAACTGTAACTGCAAGATTTAGGCAGGGATCTCTGGACCTTGTCAAGCAGTATCAACCCTACTACATTCCTGACGGAGAGCGACCTGATATGACCTCCTTTAACAACTACGGGTCAGTTGGGTATGTATGGGTTATTATGTATGTGAATAATATTCAGAATGTATATAATGACTGGCCCAGGTCAGACAAGAGAATGGAGGAAAGATTAATCAGGAAATATGGTAGTATCGCTGCTGCTGTTGCCCTCATACACCACTACGAAGATGATCGTGGGAACGAAATTGATAGGGCAGAGTACATTAAAGATACTGACAAAAATAGGCAGATAAACCATTTTGATTTTGAGATAGAGGCAAACGAAGCGAAACGAGAAATCATAATACCTCAGGAAGCATACCTGCCTACCCTTCTCAACGATCTTTCTAACATTTTTGGTCCTACTCCCTAATGGCAAATACTCCTGTAAAAACGCATCCTGGTGCATATGAGATCAAGGAACTAACTGTCCAGAACTATGCTGGCATAATGTTCGACATCTCTAGCCACTACCATATGATTGACATTTTTGAGTCGATCTATGCTCCAACTCTACAGATGAACATTTGGATGAATGATGCCGTAGGACTTTTGGAGACGATACCCTTTTTCGGAGAGGAGAAAATCTTCATTACCTTTACTGCTAATAGCAGAGAGGAAGCAGTCCGAAGAATTTTCCATGTCTATGAGATAGATAAAATTACAGAGGGTAATACAACTGCCGTATCCTACCGAGTCAAATGCGTCTCCCCTGAGGCGATTCTGAATACCCGACTCCGAGTTTATAATGCATACTCTCGAAACAGATACTCCGATATGGTAAGGAAAATCTACGAGGAATATTTTAACAGGCAGTTGAAGGACATATTCTCAAGGGCATACGACAAACCTATTAACATTGAGCCAACCAAAGATCAGTTTACGATCGCCTTTCCAGGTAAGCATCCCTTTGAGGCGATCAACATGATAGCCAAACGATCTCAATCTGATGTTGACTCGCAAAAGATTACAGGTGCTCTCTACTTTTTCTGGGAGACCTTGCAGGGATATTACTTCCGAAGTCTAGAGACTATTATGCTTCGGTTCAATCAACTAAGGGCAGAAAACTCTATTGAGGACATACCAAAGTTCGTAGTCAAACCAAAGCAGTTGGGTAACTCAGAGCAGTTAGAAGAGGCAGATTTCTATGGTGTAGAGGATTTCGGATTTGACAAATACTTTAATACCCTTCAGAATACTGAGGAGGGTATGTATACTCGGAAACTCCTAGCACACAACCTTCTCAATATGACGATAGACGAGTATGAGTATTTCTATGATAGAGACGGATTCAATCAAGCACATCTCAATCCGAACAAGGCACTCCTATCATCCAAGTCACTTGCCCTCGCTCCACCAGAGTCAGAGAAACCTGGGTCAAAGCATAATCAGTTTGCTCATGTGCAGGTTTTCCCCTTGAACGGAAGTGAGACGGCAGGGCAAAGTAATAATGTAAACAAGTGGATGATGGCTCGTGCATCTCAAGTCAAACAGTTGGAGGCAGTAAAACTTTCAGTAATCGTTCCATGTGATGACCGAGTAGAGGCAGGATCATGCGTCATAATAGAGTTTGCTAGTAGACTTCCATACACCGACAAACAGGAGATTTACAGGTCAGGTGCGTATCTGGTTACGGACATACATCATCAGATACGTGGCGATAAATATATGATGCGATTGGATCTATCTAAGGAGACTTATGAAACTGCCCTTGATGCAGTATTCAAAGTTGAGAATCCAAACCAGCAGATTGATCCTGATACTGGCAATCCGATGCCACACAATAAGGCAAAGACTCCGAGTACAGTAGCAAAACGAACAAAACAGAGAGGGTCAGATGAGTCTGATACGGATGACGCAATGTATAAAGTCTTTCAATTCTCATCTGATAGCAAAGAGGTTCCAGCAGGTCCAAGACCCAAGGAAGTAGTTGAACGAACAGCACAAAGGCAATTTCCAAGATGAATGATGTATACCCCCAGTTTACATGGTGGACTGGTGTAGTTGAAGACAGGCAAGATCCACTCAGACTGGGTCGTTGTCGTGTACGTATCGTAGGATATCACTCTCCTGATATGCAGAAGATGCCTACAGATGCATTGCCTTGGGCAGTCCCTATGAACCCTATTCAGTCTGCATCTCAAACTGGCGTAGGTATAAGTCCTACTGGTCCAGTTGAAGGCACGCATGTAGTCGGATTCTTTAGAGATGGTGAGGACGGGCAGGAACCTGTGATCATGGGTACACTTCCTGGCATCCCATCAAAGGGTGGTCTTAAAGAAGGTGGCCCATTCAAGGACAATCGATGGAGAAATGTTGAGTCGATGTATGAGGCGACGGGAAATCCTGACCAACCCTTCCAAAAGAACACTACCACAGGGTCGCCCGACATTGAGGGTTCCGTTCCGAGAAGACCAGCAGCACAGGTTTTTATAGAGGAAGGGACGCCACTCGATGAAGATGGCTCTATGTACCAGTTGAAAAACGAGGTAAGGGTCTGGGAGTTTGATCCTCTGCCGTATCCGAGTGGACGTTTGATTGGTACTCCTACGATTCCGAGAGTCTCACTTGACTACAATGATCCTAAGGCATCTCATGCGTTTATACAGGATCCGAAAGAGGCGACTCGAGTAAAGGATATTTCAAACCTCGAGAAGTCTCAGTTCTATCTCAAGGAGACTACGAGAAAATCTATCGGTGCCTTCCCTATCGCAAAATCAGTATTGAAATCAGCAGTAAATATTGATGCATCGTTCCAGGAACCGACCTCCTTTTTCAAAACGAAATACCCTTACAATCATGCTCAGGAGACTGAATCTGGACACTTGATAGAGTACGATGATACTCCGAAATCTGAGAGGATGAACTGGTATCACCGAGGTGGTACGTTTACAGAGTTCGGTCCAAACGGATACAGGATCAATCGAACCCATGGAGATCAATACGATACGACTGTAGGAAACAACTACGAGGGAACGATGGGTATCAAGGCGATGACTGCCAAGGGTATCCATATGATGGCTGAGACTACTGAGATAGTTCTCAAAGGTGGATCATCTGCGACCATATCTATGGAGACAGGGGGTGGGGATATTATGATGAACGCAGGTGGATTTATGAAGGTCGGAGCCAAACGAGGAATCCTTATAGACTCAGATGGAGGTGACGGTGGAATCGTTGGCGTAAGGACAAAGGAATTACAGTTTGATTCAGCAGGAAATACGGATTTCCAAATTGATCGAACGATGAATATAAATACTAACAACCTTGAGTTAGCCGCAGGAGCAGACATCTCTATGTCTTCTATGGGCAACACAAATATAGCACCGAAGTTTGGATTTGTAGTCAAGGGTGGGTACAGTAAGGAGTTCTATACGAACGAATACGTAGGACAAGGACGAGTACCTTTTACTGACTGGAACGGAAAAGAGATTGAGACGATGATGGGAAATATCGTTCTCAAAGTTAACACAGCGAATCCGAAATTGGGTGGTATAGAATTGATGGTAAAAACTGCCCCGATTCCAGACATGATTGATATGCCAACCAACGTAACAGGGTTGACATATTTGAAACTAAATCCTCTTGGAACACAGGCATTAATGATGGCATCGCCGACTCTGGTCGATACGACTACGACGATGTTTAACGTGACAGCAGGAGCATTAAATACCCAGACTGCCGGAGCACTGACCTACATTAAGTCAGGAGCAGTAACGATCCTCGACGCACCCTTCCATTTTATCGGAGGGATTGGAATCGAACCTGCTCTTCTCGGATTGACCTTTGCAACTGAGTATGCATCTCATATGCACCTTAGTCCATCAGGTCCGACGAGTCCTCCGACAACAGCAGCGAAAGTAATGACTGCCCTTTCTAAAAAGATTTTCCTCGGAGGATAATGGCACTTATAGCACCTCAGATGATTTCACTCATGTCGCCACTCAACGCACCTCAGGCAAGTGGAGCGATGGCTGCTGAGATAATCATGACTGCCTTTCAGACTTACGCGATGGCGGCACAAAATTCTATGGGATTTCCTGTCATCTCCATGCCTGCATTTTCAGCAGGTAAGGCACAACTTAAATCTGGCATGATGTCGCCAGTTCCAGCAGGGGCAATGCATGCACAGTTATTGGCAGGGGCGATTAATACTGCTTGGATGTCAGTACAGACTCAGTTTCAGGTAGCACCTGTCGTAGCAAATATCGGAGTTCTATTATCGCAACTCAATTTGATAACTGCTGTACCAGTCCCAGCAGGGATACAATACATACAAGGATTAGCAAACGCAATAGATCTCTATTGTAAATCTTCAATAATTACAGGGGTAATTCCTGGTACACCACCAGTCCCCTTTACTGGACCACCAATGTAATATGGGTACGTACAAACAAGATGAAGCAAGAAAAGCAGATCAATCTCTCCTAGATGCACCAGTTATGATGGTGGACTCTAGGCAACGAGTTCTTGCGCAAGTGATGGCAGTCGACGAACTGTTCAGAGAACCAGATACAGAAAATGCTGTACTCGCTCCGATATCTCATAATAAAGTTTATCAGGATATTGAGGTGCAGTGGAATCAATCTACCTGGGAGACCGTAGAGAATAATGTTCCTGCCTTTGGAGGTATAGGTTTTATAACCAAGGAGAAGGTCCTTAGAAACCTCGGCAAGAAATTTACGATGCTACATGGCTACTCTGCTGATCAAACTATGTTTTTTGAGATGGGTGCAAGATCAGAAATGGTTGAGAATGAACCTGATCTCTACCTGTCAAATGATTTTGAAATCAGTGTTCTGATTACGAACCTCGACGGAGATACTGAGGTTGAGATGAGTAACGATCCTGGATCTACATTCACGATCGGAACCAATACATTCTCAAACTACATTGGAGACTACTACCTCGCTCAGAACTACGAGACAGGCGAACTCTATAACATCGATGATGATCTAACAGTCTATACTACACCTCTCCCTTTCATACCAAAGAATACAGTTAACGGAGATGTGACTCAGACTGAGAAACCAAAGGAACCTCAAGAGGCAACAGACCTAAGACGAGACTACAGATTAAACGGAGGTATCCTGGTAATGGATATCTATCGCCCTGAGGCATTTTTTGAGATGGAGATTAACTCAGTTGGTCCAAGTATTACATCTCCAAAAACGATCACAGTCAATACTGAATACGGAACAACAGAAAAAGAGGTTGCAGGAGTTATCGGAGTCCAAGGTTTTAATGCATCAACGACTTCAAATATTCTCCTGACAAGCAAGGGCAATACAGTTGCCATTCGTAGGATTTTATCGCAGAATACAGATACTGCCGTTTCCATGTTGGAGTGCGACAGTATATCGAATGAGGCAGAGTTTGATGCTGGCAATATTTTCCAACCAGGTGATTTTGTACAGCAGGATGGGGGAACAGGTGCTTTTGGCTACATCGGAGGTGCCACGAAAAAGTTCAGATGGACTCTTTCAGAAAGCAACGTCAACATCCCAGAGGGTGCCGCAAACTCTGACTCAGATGACTTCATTAATGGTTTCGAGCAGGATGCCTGGAGTCAGCAGTACGGAACAATGAATGTACAGCAGTATCTGTTTCCAGACTCAGGTGGACTTTATCCTGCCAAACTTATTCTCTCTCATGGCATGAGTCAGGGTGTAGGAAATATCCAGACAGGGTATGCAGATCCACCGACTGATACTGCATATAATACACTCCCTCCACCTCTTGGAAAAACTTTGGTACTCAGAAGACATATCGGTCATGATGAAGTTTTGGCCCAGGACGAGGAAGTAGCGAACTCAGCGAATGATGCTCGGTCAACTGTACCAGAGGAACTACGAGTAGAACCTGCGAATACTACTGCGGCAAATGTTACTCCTACGACTGTCTACAAGGAACCACCTCATACAAATGCTCTCCTGGCTATCGTTTCAGGTAGAGGTATGCAGGTCAACTACGACTGGTTTAGAGCAAATAATCGCCATGACAACTCGGCGAATACAGATTATAATACCACGATCCCAGTTCAAGAAATGACTAAGATGGACCAGGCGACTTGGGAACCTTACCTTGGATGGTTCTCAAACTCAGATAATCAGATTACTCGATCTGCTCGACGCCAGGAGTTTTCATCTAGCCAGGCAAATACAGGTTCAAACAATCAACAGTTTAGCCAGACTCGTTCTGCAGGCGAGAGATCAAATGAGCATTATGCCTACATTGAGAACAACCCATTTTTCCCAAGGACAGATGATGCCCCTGATAAGTCTGCTCCATACGCAGGTTGCTTCGTCTATTGGGATGGGACTCTTAACAAAGATTCAACAGGGTCTCCTCAGGGTGGAGCAGGATTTGGTGTCTTCTCTGAACTTCGGTGGAGGTGTCAACCGAATCCAAGACTAACAGACTACGACAGAGCAAACGCAGAAAATTTTGTTACGTCGAATAGAGACCTCCCTGGGTATCTAAACTCAACTGAGGATAATACTATCTCTACTGTAAAAACCTGGAGAGCAACTGACGCACTCGGAAACGGAATTAGCAGACTCAAGGAAGCAAGATACGATGGTAGCCATCCCCAACAGGCAGAAAATCCTTTTAGCTGGCACAAAGATGGAGATCGACATCCTGCAGAATTGAACATGAGTGCGAATGTAATTCATGCAGGCGACGCAAGAGATATTTGGTCTAATAAAAATGCAAAGACGATGACAATGCCTGCCTGGTCTCATACTGGAAGTTCGACTTACAGTCCATTTCCGAAACTCAATTCGTATGAGAACTATGATGTTAATGGAAATCTGACCTCTCAGTTCTCAGTAACACTTTTGACTACTACATCATCGATGAGAGCAGGAGTTGGGCATCCTTTTAGTCCTCCTGAATATCAAGCAGGGACCTACTATACGATGATTAACGGAAAACTTTTTAAGGTAAATGCAGTTTACGACGGAGGAGTTGATGTTACTGGTGTCAATACAGATCCAAATACAGGACAGCAGACAACTGTATACCTACATACTCTTCATACTCTTACCTACTCTTCTGAAGAAGTTATATGTGATATAAACATCGTTGCCCGATTTTTGGATAGCAATGATTGGAAGGCAGTTCGGACTTTGAGAAATCGATGGCTCTCTAACGATCCTACAAGAGACAATGCTCTTAATGATGAACCTTTCAAAGCAGGATCAGTCATTGATCCTTTCTACGAGGACTATGACTCAGGAAGTTATCGTACTATGCCAGGAGAAACTATTTATGACTACGCAGACTGGCCAGGCAACGGAGCGACCGTAGGACAGATGCATAAGGATGAGGCATTTAATCACTATCTCAGATGGACTTTTGAGAGGTGGAATCTGACTGAGATTGAATCCTACAACAATCAGTATAGTGGAGCGATGGGTGACTACTTTAATTATGGAACTGGTGGAGGATCAATACAATGGACCTACACCTATACATTCAAAGAATTTTTTGAGCCAATGTACTATTTGGAAGGCATCAGAAATGATTACATTAACAGTCTTAGGTTTAGGATAGGATTTCCAATATCAAATTCTGCTAGCTATGATTGGAATGGAAATCAGGGTGTCACAGCAGAAGGGTATTCAAAAGAGGTTTATGAGTCAGCAGATATTCTCATGAATGATGATACAGGAACAGTTATAAGGGGACAAAGTGCACTTCGAAATATCAACTCCATCTATGAAGATGCAGAGTCGAATCGTAGACGATATAAAACATACGCCGAAAACTAGTTCATCAAAATATAAACCACCACCCAAAGATGGTGAGTGGTCAAAACCAGATTGGGCAGAACGGCATCAGGTACATGTGGACGAGATGAAAGCATTCCACAAAAATGTAAAATCAGTTATTGATAATTACGAAGAAATACAAGATTCTCTACAGGGAGTAATAAATGGCGCAGTGGAAGGGATTAACTCTCGCTGACGGTAACACGAAAGCAATAAAGGGTTTCCTTAAAAACGTAGACGATGTAGTAAAGGTAGTCAAGACCTTAGCCCAGTTGGCACAGGGAAATATTGCTTTCCTGAACTTGCTGTTGACAGGTTTGATGAATCCTCTATTCATCGCCATTCAGGTGCTGGCACAGGCACTTGAAGACTACGTCAACTCCCTTTTTAATACAGGACTATACTACATGATCATCGACCCGACTAACGTTGAGTTAAAACGTACAGTCAAGGTCGGTGACGGTAAAGCATTTGCATATCCAGGTCAACTTATCAATGACCTGCTTGATCCTGACTTCGATGATACAGTTTCTTTTCAGGTCCTACAGATGGTACTTGGCTTAGAGGGAAGTGTCAAAAATGTTCAGAAAGTCCGTGACGCAGAGGGCATCGAAAAAGCGAAGTACATCGCTGAGCAACAACTACGACCCTATGAGGCGATCGCGAGGGACAAGGTAAATGCTGTAAAACAAAAACGTAAGCAACCAATGAAACCTGCTGAGGAGTCTGATCTTATGATGAGATTTACCTACGGGCAGATTGCAGACAATACGTTTTTGACTTTACATTTTGCTACCAAGTATGGAAAAGCAGCAACTGTACTGATTCGGGAAAGACAAGGGACTAGTACGGATATACCAGAGGCAGTGGGTAGTCAGGCAGTTGCAGGTGGGGTAGCCATCGATGGATCATCCTTGCATCAAAATGTCTTAGGTCAGACTGCAAGAGTTTTGAGATTCGTCTCAGATGCTGGCATGGCTTACCTTGGTGAAAAAGCAGGTGCCGCAGGACTGGTGAAAATGACAGCAAGTGATGTTCTTTCTGCGATGGCAAAGGCAATAGATGACCCAGGTGATTTTAATCGACCAGGAGCACCTCACTTTGAACTCCATACTGACAAACCTGCTCTCAAACGAAAAGAGACAAGGATTAAAAATATTAATGAATGGTTTTTCTCAAAGTCTCAGTTAACACAGTTTGAGGCACTTCTCTCAAGAGCGAAGACTCTGCCTGCGAATCAGAGGGACGACAATCTGATATCAAGTTACGAGGCAAGGATAAAAACTCTTAAAGGAGCAATCACAAATCTAGAGTCAAATACGACGACTGTCATTGGAAAATTAGGACAACCTAAAAAAGATATTTACGGCAGACCGAAACTGCTCGGATACAATGCCAATGCAAACCCAGATCCATTTATGGAAGGGGCAGATGGTATCTTTTCGAGTGTAGGTTATAATGAATCTATCAATGCAAACCTTGACTCAGGATTTGACAAATATTCAGGGATCATATTCTACCTCGGATTTCCGACTCTGGAATCTATTCCGATCGACGTATTTGAAATTCTCGGATCAGTTTTCGGTGGAGGTTTCAACAAGGTTATGGCTGAGACATCAAATAAGATAATGACTGCCTTCAATAACCAGGTTCTTCAAAAACAGATACAACTCCGAAATGTATGTCAGGTTACTCAGTACAAACCTAAGGGAACAGAAACACAATACACTCCAAAGATTAAAGTCAAAGAGGATTTCTATAGAATACAAAAGGGTTCTATTTTAATCGGAGAGTCTAGCAAAAATACGGTCATCGTCCTCGAGAATATGAAAACTGAGCGAGAGAGTATTACTGCTATCGACAGCAAAGGAAATAAATACAATCCCTATTCTTCGCTTACTGCCTCCTCAAAAACTCAAGAACAGTCTGTCATCAATCAGGCATCTGGTGAATGGAACGTCCCAAATATTGCTGCTGAGGATGTCCGTCCAGGAAATGATCCTACGATTACATTCAAATCAGGTGATACGAAATCTGTTTTCTCCGTACAAAAACTTTTGGTTGCTCCATACACTAATGTTCAAGGTCAGGGCAAATACGAACCTGTCAATGGCAAGATTTTCCAGGATCAAGAATTAGTCTACGTTGCAACTGAGACTGAAGACGGAACGATTATCATCGACCAGAATCTAGCAGGTGGCGATGACATCTCAGTCGTCCTCGGAAATTTCAACAACGAGGTTTTCACGATCGACGAGTACAACTTCCCACCATCTACTGCCCCTGACTTCAACGGCAGGATTACAGTCGGCGAGATGTTCCCTGATTTTGCTTTTGCTATGAGAGGTGGCGTAATGTCGTTTGCCAATATGCTCCGAGGGTTCGCCAAGGGTGGATCGTCTGCTCTGGCAGAGATACAGAAAATGCTGAGAGAGTTGATAAACTTCCTCAAAAAACTCGAGGATGCCATACTCCGATTTATTGCATGGTTTGAGGCACTGGTTGTCCTTGGCGACAGTGGAATCTATTTTGTATCCTTCACAGCCAACGGCAAGGCAGGTCTGAGAGAGGAACTCAAAAAGTTATCATCAGCATCTGGTGCCCCTCCATCGAGTCTCAAATACTCTACGGCGATTCTGTTTCTTGGTACTGAAGCAGATACGAGAGGGTTTTTGAATACAATGAATACCAACCAAGCATTCAAAGACTGGGAGACGGCAAAAGGAAACTTTGAAGACAAATTCAACAAGGCATTAAATCATTTTATGGAGGATGCTACAGAACAGTACAACGAGGTCGTTCGACGTGGTAGTCATATGACTTCTACCTTCGGTGATGACAACGCAAGAAATAATAATACGAATAAGGTCGGCAATGACAGTTCTCTCCTGATGCAACAAAATCTGATCTCAGGATTAAATCAGACTCCAGGAGCAGAGGATAAATTTTTTGACGGATCCTATCAGGGCGAGGTTGATTTTGAATTTGGTCAGTTACAGTCAAATATGGGAACAGGTGGAGGACTTGGAACTGATATGTTCGGATTTACGAATATTCAAGCATTCGACTCCTCTCAGGATGTTCAATTCTTTTGGAAATTTTCTGTTGAGAGATTGACACCCCAAGACGAAGTCCTGATGAACATCAATGGATACAAACTCTATTGGGCAAAGGTATCATTAGATGAATTTGAGAACGAGTCATTTGAGAAACTCCAGGAGATCTATCATTTCCTTTCTGACTCAGATTTCAATATCGGAGTAGACAATGACATTCCAATGGAGGTTGAGGTCCGTGTAGGTCAGGGCATGATCCCTGAGGGTACAACCCATGCTCTCCTTGTTTCAGTTGCAACTGTCGAGGACAGACTTGGGAATCAGACAAGATACACTGATGTAGAATCTGTTGAGGTCCATGCTATTCCGATTAGTACAGGACTCCCACTTGCTCCAGAGGTTGTAGTAGATCAGACAGCATCGTCAGTTTCCATTAAAGAATTTTTTATTACGAACTTGTCCTTTACAATACAGGACTTGGATACGACTGGCGACAACGGAGCATCTACTGTACTTGGCTACAGAATTTTCTTTGCTGACTCCAATATAATGCAGCTCGATGTTGCACCGTATCTGTCAATCAAGAAACCTGCTATTGACGCCAGTGGAACGAATACTATCACAGGGACAATAAGAAATACTGATCTCAAACCAACTACATTTAATGATTGGAGATATCTTATCGTCTTCGCTGAGAATCAGAACGGATACTCCTCTGCAGTCTATTTTGATCTTTATAATATTACTGCGGCACTCGATACAGCACAGTCTGCTACTTTCACAGACACGAACGCAAATCGTGCTCAGATTTTTGGTGACCTTAAAATCAATCCTGGAACCCATACCTCTATCAATGGTATCGATACAGTCTACAAGGTTTTTATCGGATCCAGGAACCCAACTACGAATGCCATAGCACAAATCGGAACGCAGATCGGAACAGATGTCAACTTCCGATTTATAGACATCAATGGAGAATTGACTGCACCGATTCCGACTACGACTTTGACACCTGATATGACTCACTTTATGATTTTTACTGCTCTTAATAAGAGAAACGTCCCTGGTGCCCAAGTCCTGATGAGGTCGTCCCTAAATATACCGATTAATGATCTTGGAGACGTACCAGCATTCTTTCCTCCGAACGTAGCATTCACTGACGTGGATACAGTCAACGATCAGATTACAGGAGACTTTACCATCACTCCTGCTATTGATGAGCAGTTGATAGACAACTACACAATCTATTTTGGTACAGAAGATTTTACGAGGATAGATACAACAGGTCGCCGTGGAAATGGCCAGGGTTTTATTACAAACGTAGTCATAGGAACGGAGACTGAAGTTACATTGGCTGACAATAATCATCAAATGTCGTCAGGTGACTTTATAGAATTTATAGGCGTAGGTGGTACGACCGAATTAGATGGTAATAGTTATTATGCAGAGATCCAGAGTGATTTTGTAACATTGAAACTTTATACGGATTCTACACTTCAGACTCCATTGGATTCATCTGCCTTTACTGCATATACGAGTGGAGGTCGGATTTCCCACGGAGTCGCCAGTATTTCTGATGATGATCTAGCAGAACTTACGAGGACCGTATCTGGTGTTACAATACCTACTGAGGCAAAATACTACATGTGTTTTGCTAAAAATGGATTTGGTGAGAGTAAACAATTTTCGTATGACGTAGTAGTCGATCCAGAGTATCCGAATAATCCTGGAGAGATTATTGAAATACAAAAAGATATTTCTCGGGTAATTCCGGTAAACTAAATAAAATATGCCTCTCACTCCTCCTAAATCATTCTCTGATATCGACCTGTCCTTGGTTGCTAACCCAGTCACGAAGGACATCGCAGAACTTGAGAATGAGAAGGCGATCGGTCAGAGCATCCGAAATATTTTATCTACGGATAACGGCGAAAGACTTTTTCGCCCTGACCTCGGAGCAGGGATCAGACAGATGCTGTTTGAACCCATGAATGCCTTTACAGAGGCAAAGATGCAAACTGCGATTGAGACAGCGATTGAAGCACAAGAACCTCGAGTAATTGTTCAAAGTGTAGGGATATCTGCTGACGAAGATAACTATAAATATGATATATTCATTGTCTGCATTGTTAAAGATACACAACAAGAAATAGAAGTCGTTCAGACTTTAACTAGGGGTAGGTAATGGCAGTCAATACGGCACTTCAGGTATCCGAACTTGATTTTGATGGAATCAAAACTAATCTAATCAATTTCATCAAATCCAAAAATCAGTTCGCAGACTTTGACTTTGAGGGATCAAACCTGAATCTGATGGCCGATGTCCTGGCGTATAATACATTCTACAATTCGTACTACGTCAACCAACTCGCCAATGAATCCTTCTTGGAGTCAGCACAACTCAGAAACAATGTTGTCTCCAAAGCAAAGACCCTCGGTTACACACCTCGGTCTGCGATCGCTCCTATGGCGATTGTCAACCTTCTGATAACTCCAGACACACCGACAGCAGCACCACTAATAATCGATGAGTATACAGAGTTTGTTACAGAGGTAAACGGAGAGGAATATTTCTTCGTCACGACAGAGGCAATCACAGTAAAACCGAATAGGCAAGGAGACTACCTTGCTGAGAACGTACAACTCCGAGAAGGCACCCCTATACGTCACAACTATGTCAATGACGATACAAACCCTGATCAGAGATTTTTGGTCCGAAATGCGAGTGCTGATGTTACTACGCTCGACGTAGTCATACAATCTAGTCAGCAAGACGAAACCTCTACAGTTTGGTCTATCGCAAATAATGTTACTGAAATCTTCCCTACGACGAACTGCTACTTCTTGGATGAGGTAGATAATGGAAGGTTTGAGGTTACATTCGGAAACGGAACACTCGGACGCAGAATCGAAGACGGCAATGTCATTCTCCTCGACTACATTTCTACAAACGGAGAAGGAGCAAATAAGGCATTTGTTTTTAATCCTACTGGTCGAGTAGCAGGACAGACTGAATGCGAAGTAACGACTGTTCAGGCAGCAAGTGGAGGAAAATCTAGAGAGACTATTTCGGAAATTAAGTTCAATGCTCCGAAATATTTTGCGGCACAGGGTAGACTTGTTACTCTGGAAGACTATTTGACCTACACCAGAGTCCTTGTACCAAACTTAGATTCTCTTGCTGGATGGGGCGGAGAAGACAATGACCCCAGAAGATACGGCGAAGTTTTTATTGCTGTCAAACCTCAGAACAGAGCATTCTATTCATTTATTGAAAAGCAAGATATTCAACGAAAACTCAAGGAGAGA